CCTGCGTTCTCGCTCATTCTCGGCAGCGCGCTCGGCAATGATTGCCCTTGAGGCTATGCGTTGATAATTGCGAATATCCTGCAATGTCAACGGCTCGGCACCGTTGCAGCTTGCACCTTCGATTTCGGCAATATGGTATGCAACGTCATCATCAGGAATATTGAGCAATGCCGCCTTTAGCCAGGGTTCGTATTCCATACACTGCAGCGTAGCTATTACCTCATCTGTGTACCGCAAATCATCACGGCAAATCAACAGTTCGCGCTTGCTCTCGAGTAGCATTATTCTGCCTCCCGTGGTATTCGCGGTCTGTTGTTTGCATATTGCTCGGCAATAGCAATAGCCCCTTCGATTGTTGCTGCCATTATTGAACGGCTGCGCTTTGTTTCTTTGCAGAAAATGTTGCACTCCCATTGCCCAGACAGCTTGCCGCTAATCGTCAGCACCCAGGTACGGTTGTATGTTTGGTGTATTGCTTGCAATGCCATGCCGTGCCGCTCCCATTTCATGCTATGCCAGCCTCTCTACCGTCGCAATACTCTACCGCTGCAGCCAACGCCTGGGCTGCCGTCTTTTGCTCCCCAATGTGTGCTTTACTGCCGCGCGCTGATACCTCAATTGCCCAAAATGAAATATGCTTGTATAGGCAGATTTCGTACGTGCCGTATGTGTAGTATTGCGTGCTGCTTGTGATCAGCTTGCGTACTGGCTTGCGTTTCATTCTGTTGCCTCTTGTGCCTTCAACGCTGCAGCCAGGTGCCGCGCCATGGTGTTTCGATCCTCTTCAATGATTCGCGAATGCTCGCAAGCTTCCGCAATTTCACCAAATTTCAGCATAAGTTTTACGCGCAATTTCTCTATAATTTCCTGTGCTGCATTTGCGTCTGTTTGCGCCTGCATATGCTCGGCGTGCAATCGCTCGTATGCCTGCTGTAGCTTGTCGTGATCAGCCTGCAAGCGCTCAAATTTTAGCAATACCGAATCATGCATTACGCACATATCAGATAACTGATTACCGATTGCCTCGCGTATCTTTTCGTTTTGCTCGAGTTGCGTTTTGATGTCTGCTGCATACCGTTCTGCAAATCGTTTCCTATCGTTTGGGTATGTCAATGCCATATCTGAATACAATTTCAGTTGTCGTTTTAATTCCTTTTTCTTCATTGCCCTGCCTCATACTCTTTCATAAAACTATTAGCCTGCTTGGTGTATGCACTCTGCAGCTGTGTCATCTGGGTAAGTGCCTCGCGCGCGAATCTGTTGATTGTTGGACGCATGATAAATTCCATGTGTGCCAGAGCGCGCGTAATTGGATGCAATTGCTGTATTGCTTGTGCCAGGCGTTTTGCCTTGCGTCGTTTGTCACTCATTGCCTTCCTCGCTGTCTTCTTCGTCGTCATCTGGCAACTCTGGAAATCCATCGGTAATAGTCTGCATAACAGCTAACATTTCCACTGATGATGCCCAGTAATGAGCCATTAGCAATGCGTCCATGATGTGTACAAATGTTTTATGTGTACTCCCGCCTGGCTCTCGCATTGATAATTCCCATTCTTTGCCGTAAGGTCGAATGGAAAACACGGTATTTTTTACTGTCGCTTGAAAACAATTCGTCATTTTTATCCATTCCATCATCGCCCTGCCTCGCTGTTCTGTCGAACGTTGCCCAGCTGATTTGCCAGGTATATCAGCCGCTCTACCTGTGTATGTAGCGTGCCTATGTCTTGCTGCAGCATATAGCGCCTGTCGGATTGTTCATTTTCTAGCTGCTGCCGTGCCTGGTGTTCGATGCTCTCCAAAAACATCCCCAACCCTGCCAAAATTCCTACCATTTCCAACAGTGCTACCCGTGCTGGCATGCCTAGCTGTGCTTGCTTCAACAGCATCATCAGCAATGCATTGTTTTCGGTTTTTTCATCGGCAATGTACTGCTGTAGTTTTTCTTCTGTCCGTTTTGCCAATTCCGCGCGAATCCGTTTCATGTTGACACGGTTTAAATCTTCGTTCATTCTGCTGCCTCGTATGTTTCTGTTTGTATCGCTGCCTCTGCCCAGGTAACCGCTGCCTCATGTTGCTCCGTTGCGTGTTTGTCGCTGTTACCGTCGACAAAATCCACAGACCAGGCTTGCCCCGTCTCGAGCGGTTGCCCTGGGTTGTTCGTATCAAACACCAGCGTTTCATAATACCGGTATTTCAGCCCATTACTGCCCAGCCCCAACGGCATATACTGCCCTTGTACCGTCTTGCCTGGCATATCCTGCCGCATTCTGCCTACCGTGCTGATGATCAGCTCGGCAGTGCCATACACAACGCGCGTACGACGTCGAAACAATATGGCAAATGGTTCGTTTACATCGATACTCACTGGCTCCCGATAGACTTGCACCCAGGGCGTTGCCGCTCTCCCCGTCCGTTGCTCTACTCCGTCTGTTTTTGGCGTTATGCCGTGAATAATATCGCTCACTGTGCTACTCCCCTGGTTGTACATTGATGCTGATACCGCGGTTCTTCAATTCACGTTCAAACGCAAGCCATTTGGCGCTAATGTCTCGAGGAATCATTAATGGCACCCCGTTTGCTTTTGCCAGCGCTGCAGTGTCGTTCAGGTACTTTTCAATTGCGCGCAATTCTTTCTGCAGCCCTTCCGTTGTTTCCATTTTGGCAAGTTGTTCCATAATCGTTGGCAATTCGTCCTGCCGTTTCCAAAAATCGCTGTTGCTCACTGTGCTGCCTCTTCTTGTTTGCTCTGTCGAATATCCCCGCGAATCATCTGCATCAATTCCCCAACTGCCCTATTTACCTCATCAATGATTATGCGATTCCCGCTGATATCACCCTGTACCGTGCAACTATTCCATATACCATCACGCTTTTCAATGTGGTACCAGGGTTTATCGGTTAGCGTGAATGTTTGTGTACGGTGATCGTATTTCAGGGTAAACAAATAATTCGCTACGCTCAGATGTTGCGTTGCGTCGGTACCCGCTTGCTGGCACTGATACAGCCCTTTTGCAATCGTCTCGCGTGATGCTGGCAAGTATGGCGAAAAATCCGTCGGCTTGTATAGGTGCTCGTTTTGCTGTTTTGCAAATTGCAAATTCGCCTCTGCCATTCGTGCCGATGCCTCTGCCGCTTGCGCCTCGAGCGTTCGCAATCGCTCTGCTGTTTTCCCCGTCAAAAAATCCATTAATGCTGCTACCATGCTCACTGTGCTGCCTCTCTCTATTGCAAATCCTCTTGCAGTATAAAAGGCGTAATACATTTTGTCAATACGTTGCGCGCAATTCCTTTTTTGTTTTTTTTCTGCTATTTGCCGTTTGCCAGTTGCCTCGCGCGCAATAGCGCTGCCTGCTTTTCGGCTTCGCTGATCTCCCCGTGCTGCACCTCGTACCATGGCAGACGCCTGCCCAAATCGTCCGCATATTGCAGCACCTGCCATGCACCCGCTGCCATATCATCCCGCTGCTGCCAGCGTATGTATATGCTTAGCTCCGCAATGTGCATTGTGTCGATCATTGCTGTTTCAGTATCTTGCGCGCTTCCTTCTTCGCTGCCTGCTGTTGTTCCTGGCTTAATGGCTTGCGTGTTCGTATCGTAAACCATGCAGTAGTAATTACTTCTATTTGATCACAGGTAAATACCGCCGTATCGTCTGCCGTTGTTTCGTCTACGACAAATTCACAATGCATTATTAGCCGCGTTATTGTTTCGGGATTGTCTGTCATTGCTTGCCCCTTGCTGTGTGTGCTGCTTGGCACTGATTGTACATTGCTTTGCTGTGCTATCATTATTGCGTGGCTCGCTCTGCAAAAGGGATACCACCGCGCTCACGTTGACCTAAACGCGTTAGGCAATGGTGAGCATTTCTTTTGCTTTTTTTCTTTTTGTTTTTCATTGCCTCGCGCGGTGCTTCCTTAGGGGAAAACAAATTCCCACAGTTGGCAGCCAGCGAGGCAGCCCAGCCCAGCCCAGCCCCGACAGTGCCGCCGCCTGCCCTGCCTGCCTCGAGCATGGCGCGCGCGTTGTGCACCCGCTGCCGCGATCACTGCCGAGCTGGCACCACACTGCCGCCGCCTGCTGCCACAGTGCCGAGCATGGCGCGCGCGCTGCCGAGCGTTGCAGGGCATTGGGATGCTGTGCCCTGGTTCAAAGCAACATTTGTTTTGATAATGTTGCATTGGTATCGGCATGCTTTGCACCTGTCTGCAACGCCATACGCAACGCTTGCCACACTGCCGAGCATGGCGCGCGCGTTGTGCACCCGCTGCCGCTGCCTGGCTCCCCGCCTGCCCTGGCACGCAACGCGATCGAGGCAGACGAGCCCGGCCCGAGCGCGCTCGCGCGCGCGAGGGCTGGGCTCGCCCTTTGGCTGCCATACCCAGCAATGCCCGCACCTATATGACAGGTTCAGGCAGCATCAACATTGCGCCTGCCTGAGGTGCATGCATATGACTGGTCGGTCACATTGCGCGCGCGTCATACTGCCCAGCTATAGCATTTCAGTATGCAAGGCAAATAAACCGCTCAAAACACGACAATACCAATAGAATACTGAGTATATCAACAAGAGTGCCAAACAACGCATGAGCAAGAGAAACAACACACACTATAGAGAGTTTTATATATATATATATATATATCTATATGTAGGTACTCTTTTTTCGTCTGTATTTTACCTGTTTACACCTGTTTACACCTGTGTACCTGTGTGTACCTGTTTACAGCCGTTTACATTTGTAAACAGGTTGTCACAGGTGTAAACACCCCCCCTGTGTACACGTTTTAGCGCGTTACAATGCTTTAAACAGCATACTTGTAAACATGTACACTGATATTTCTTCGTGACGTGTAAACATCAGGCGCAATGGCTGCCGAAACGCCTGCCGCCTCGAGGCTTGTACCGCGTTGCAATGCACAAAACAACGCGCGTATTAGCTATATACGCGCGTTTTGCATATGCCTGTGTACACCTGTGTACAAAATGTACGCTACAAACGCAACGCCTCGAGCACGTCGCGCGCTTGCTCGGCAGTGTACACAACATGCACAGGCGCGCCGAGCCATTGCGCCTGCCACTGTATTTGCCGCTCATTAAGCTTGCCTTTAATTGCTGGGTTTTTTACCTCGATCAACAGGGTATGCCCGCGGTATCCAACTAACAAATCAGGCACGCCCGCGCCTGCATCATGCAGCAGTACGACACTGGCACCACAGGCACGCAAGGCAGCGACAATGAGCGGCTGGTTTTGGTCTATATTGCGTTTTCGGTACTGCAGCTTACTTGCCACTGGTTAACCCCTTCAGCATTTGGGGATATTTCCCCGATAATTGCAGCCAGGCAATAACCTCGGCTCGGCTGTGTATGCCTGATTTTACCGGCCTTGGGAATCCATAGGCATATACGCTGCCTGTGATGTTTTGCACGCCGATCATAGCAGCAAGCTGGTTGGTTTGTATGTAGCGCTGGTGAAAATCGTGAATCAAATAACCAAACCAGGTTTCATAATAGAGCGCGCGCGTTTTCATCGTCGGCACCCACAAAATAACATAGTCATAAATGGCAGCGCGCTCGTATACGTGCCCAAATCCCCACATTCTGCCGATGCAATGCGGTTTGAGCGCGCGCGCGTGTTGTTTATTGTGTACATCGAAACCGTACGTTGCAAGCTCGAGAGCGCCTACATACTTTTGCATTGCCTCGGCATGCATCTGCTGCAATTGCTTGCTGCATTTGTCGATATTGATTAAACGCAAGATGTTGCCTGCCTCGAGCCAGGTGTATACGTTATCCAAATCGTAGGATCGATGCCCGCTTTTGTGTTCATCGTATGGCAGGCCGTTTTTTTCTGCCCAGGTGCTGATTTGGCTGCTACTCGTTTGCAAATCTTCAGCAAGCATGGCGTTTGTATAACCAAGCGCTGCTTTATACGAAATGCCCAAATGCCGCGCGCGCTCGGCAACGGCTCGAGTAGTGCGTTTAAGGTGTTTGGCAATATCTGCCAGGCTTGCAATGTGAATATTCATCAAAATATAATTATCAGCCTTCTTGCCCCAACTCTTGCGTATGTTGGGTATTGCGAGGCGCTTTTTACGGCTGTATACGCTGCTTTCTGATACACCGTAATATTTCGCCAGTAATGGCACGTTGTTTTTAAACTTGCGCAAATCAGCGGCAAACACGTCGGGATCGTGCCAGGGTTTACGCATAGTAATTTCCCCAATTGCATCGAGTAGCTGCCGCCGCGTGATGCCAAAATGCTTGCGCGTTTCGATTTGGGTATGGTGCCGCGCGTATTCGCGTATCTGTTGTGCAGTAGGCTGTGTCATGGTATCGCCTCGTACAGTGTTTTGATAGTTAGATAGCGCGCCTGGGCTGCCTCTACTTTCAGGCGTAATGCCAGGCAATCGCCAAACGCGCCGCCTGCTGCAATGGTTTTCTGCAGCTTTCGTTGCAGGGCCTCGCGCTTATCGGCTGGGCATTGCTCGGCAGCCAAATAGTATGCCGTGTATCGATCACTGTCTACATCGTTTAATGATTCGATTGCATGCACCAGCGAGGCATTTAACACGCCTGCCATGGTCTGCAGCCTAGTAAGTATCTTGGTTCGCTGATGTCGGCAAAACCCACACAGGGCAATGCCATCATCATTCACAGGCTGATACTTTTCTAGGCAGTATGCACAAATCGGCTGCCACAGCCCTGCATTGCGGTTTGGTATAGTCATGCTGACAGCTCCCCGCGTAATGTATCTATCATTGCTCGAGTAGGTAGAAATATTGCGGCAAGCCGCTCAAATTCTGCAATGTTGCCTGCTGCTAATGCTGCCTTCAACTGTGGTACCCGCTGATCAGGTATCATCGCTGTTGCTGTTACTCGAGGCAACGGCTCGGCTGTTACTGATTGTACTATTTCAGCGGTTTTGGCTTTTTCGGCTCTCGATTCGTACCCAACTGGCACGTATGGTGCAACGCTCTTGATAATAAAATACTTGCCTTGCTGATCTTGCTTTACATGCCCCGATGCCTTTAGCCGTGACAGCAGGTTATACGTTGATTGCCTAGACTTGCCGATATGCTCGCTAATATCTTGCACGCGCCAATGTGTGCCGTTTGTATCCTCGAGGAATGCCAGCACCTCGGCACGCTCTTTGGTGAGTAAGAATGATTCCGGATCACCGATAATTTCATGGTGTGATTTATCGCTATTCCATGTCATTAACCGTTTATCGTCTGCCTCAATATCGCGGCCCCGTACCAACAGCTCGGATTGCGTTTCATCAGCTGGCAAACGGCTCAAAATATACATACCTGAAACGCCACCAGCCAGGCCCGTTGTGCCGCTTATTTCGTCGAATGCATCATCGGATTTGCTTTTCCGAGTATGGTGTATGGCAATGATTGCGCAATGGTATTTTTCTGCCAGCATAGTGAGAGGCTTTACCGCGTCGTAATCTTCGCTGTACGGGTTTGCATGCTTATCGCGAGGCGCGCGGAAATTCTCGAGAATGTCAATTACTACCAAAACGGTATCAGGGTATTTCAGTAGATACGCCTCTAAATCGTCTACCGCCTGTGTACCTCGGCTCCAATCGGTAGCAATCATCAAATTTGCTGGCTGCCCTTGCGGGTTGCCGTATTCGTCGGTTAATTCCATTTGGCGTAATCGGGATTGCATACGCCGCTCATTGGATTCAAGATCCAAATACAGCACGCGGCCCTGTGTTGGTTTGTATTTGCCAAATACCAAATCACCCCGAGCAACAGCGCGCGCAATGTGAGTGCCTACCCAACTTTTACGCGCCTTGGGTTTGCCTGCCAAAATAAAACAGCCTTCAGGCGTTAACTCTTCGACAATCCAGGTAAGGGCAGCAAACCGTTTTTTGTCGAGTGCATCCGCGCTGATAAGCTCGTACGATAACTCATTACTTGCGCTGAATGATTGCGGCTCGAGCGCTGCCAGGCGTTGCATTGCCTCGGCTTCGTACAGTTTTGCCCAGTCTGCCAAATCCCCGCCGCTGCCTAATTGCATATCGACAGCGTAACAACTGATTCGAGCATCTTGCATTGCCTTGGTTGCTTTTGCCGTTGCTGCCCTGCCTGCTTTATCGCAATCGAGTGCAATGATGATCGAGCCAGACCAAATACGGCTTAACTCTGCCAGCAGGCTTGGGGTTGGTGCACGCTCCCCGCCGCCTGCAAGAGTAATGGCAGGAATTCCAAAATGCTGTGCTACAACTGTGGATGCCTCCCCGTTGCAGTATACGAGCGGCTGTTTACTGGCTCGCGCCATCTTGACAGCCTCATTCAGACGGTACCAGCACGCGGTGAACCCTTTTTCGTTTGTGTAGGTTTCGCCGCCCTGGTAATCCAGATACCGATAGCGCTTGCCGTTGTTGGTACTGATTTCTAATGCTGGCCGTCGCATATGTCGCACTGGCTTAAAACCAGCATCAGCAAATACAGCCCAAATAACGCCCTTTTGCAAGGCGTAATCGATATGGTCAGTATAAACACGCTTGCTGCTATCTATCGTCGCTCTCAAGGGCTCTATACCCCAATCAGGGCAGCGTTTGATGAGGTCATACAAGCTGCCTGATTCTTGGGTAACGTGATCGTGCCAGGTACCGTGTTCTCCGTCGGTTATGTGCAAGCTGAATGCATTGCTGTCGCTGCCTGGCCGTAAAGGTGAATTAAGCCGATATTGTCCCGCCTCGTTTGGCTCGAGCTTTAACGCTGCCAGCACCTGTGCTGCTGTACTATCCATAGCTACCCCAAATAATAAAGGCAGGCTAGCACAGTGCTAACCTGCCCGCGCTAATCCTACTTAAAATATAGATTCCTCATCATACGGCACCTCGGATTGTGGTGCAATCTTAGGCGTAGCCGCTGCAATTTCCTCGGCTTGTGTGTTGCCGCGTCGTTCCTCGAGCCAGCCGCTATTTACTAGCTCGGCACGCAATACGGCAGCCTTGTTAAATAATTCATCACCAATGTACAGGGCCTCGATTTGTTTATCATTCGCTGGCTGGGTAATGCCGCCGAGCCACACAACATCATGCAATGCTGCTTTTTGGCTGCCGCTGCCTACCTCGATAAACACGGGTTTGCCCTGCTTATCGTATGCCCCGCCAAACTCTACCCAAAACGCCCATTGTGGTAACGCTGCCTCGGCTTGCGCGTTTGCTACTTTTACGACCAGATCATTATGCTCTTGAAATACGCTACGCTTTACCGCGGTAATCCTGCCAGCAATCCAGCCTTTACAGGCGAAAATCACTGGCTCGTCATAGCCGCGCAAAAAACAGACGATTTCGGTATACAGTTTCATGCCTTTATCACGCTCGTACTGTTTGTGCCAGGTCATTACTCCATCTACCATAGTAAACGGCTGCGTACGTCGTGCAATCGGGATGATAGCAATATCAGCCGCCTCGTACCCTTCCTCGTTTGGGTATAGTTGGGATTCAGCCCAGCCGACAGGGCAGCCGTTCATATACTGTGCTTTTACGTAGAATTGCCCTGGCTCCCCGACACGCCCGACACGCCTGCCGTTATTCCAGCGTATGCGTGGGTATGTTGCCTTTTCGGTATCCTCTGTCCATTGCACGTTCTTTGCTGCATTTTTCCAGCTCATGGCGTTACTCGCTTTCTATCTGCTTTGTACGAATGATGTTAATTACCCGCTCGATAACCTCGCTACTTGCGTTCATAAAAAACGCCTCGAGGATTGCAACAATGATTGCCGATACCGATACATTGTAGAGGTTTGCCGTTTCGGTTATCCGTTTGTGTAACCAATTCGGCATTGCTAGTACAGGCCTGGGCATACGGCTCTATTCCTTTTCTATGCGTAGAAATGATTTCACCGTGGTTGTTTTCTTATACGCGCGTAATCGCCTGGCTATTGCGTCGGTTGCCTCTGTGTTTTGATCGATAAGCTCAAGTATCAAATTATCAATTGCCGCGGTATCGTAGCTGTACCGTTCGCTCTCGCCTGTCATCTTGAGCGTAGCCAGGCCCTTAATTGTGTGGCTCTTGATTTCTGCCGTACGCATTAAATCTGCAATGCTTTCGCGCGTTGTTTTGGCGCGCTCTTCTAGCTCTTTTACCTCGCTGTTATACTCGAGGTAATCGCGCGTCAGTATTCGCAGATAGTCCAAATCAGTTTCTCGCATTGTAGTGCCTCTTTGTTATACTGTGCTTGCTGTATCTGTGCTGCAGCCCTGGCGCGCGTCATCACTGGCGCGCGCTATTGCTTTATGCAGTGCATCCAAAATAAACCCCGTACCCGTCATTTGCTGCCGCTCGGCTGCTGCCTTCCATAACGGCACCATTTCGATAGGCATACGAATGCTAACCATCTTGCTCGAGGTGCTGATTTGCTTGCTCGGCATACCAGGCGCTCGGTATTTTTTTCGGTACATAAACAAACCCCTCTGAAACTAATGCCGCCTGTAGAAAATCGGCAGCCTGGCACAATGCATCATCATAATCAAATGTCCAAATCATCTTCATTCGTTCAGTGCTGCAGCTCAGCTCTACTATAGTCACCTCTTCCTCTTGTATCTTGCGCTCGAAAATACGTGCCGTTCGATGCCAGCTCGAGTGTGGCTCCCGCTGCAGTGTGTAGGTAACACCTAACAGCAATTCACCAGGGAATACCGGATCATTCACTACCTCGCGAATTGGTAACAGGTAATCAGTTAGATTTGGCGCCATTTCCTGTACAAATTCCTCGGTATACCGTTGCTCGATTTCCTGCCGCCGTGCCAGCTCTGCAATCCGCTTAGCCATAGTAACTACTCCCTTTCTCGTGTTGGTGCCACAATCACTACTACTGCCACAATGCCAAATATGATGTATGCAATTGCTGCCACAAACAGAATTGCAGTAATCATCGAGTTGCGCTCAATTCAAGATCACAATACGCAATGATTGTGTTGTACTCATACCCTGAAATGCCGATTACCTTGCCGGTATCGTCTAGCTCGAGAAATACCCATTTGCCGCGCGCGGTATGCAGCTTAGAGACAGCAAACGCGGTAAAAACATTCCGTACCGCGTCTGCCTCGATAAATACCAGGCTGTATGTTTTGTAATCCTGCTCGATGAGCGTACAGCTAACCCCTGGTTGTGTGAAATCATGCCGTATGCCAAAAATGATGCTTGTGCATTGCACTGGTATCTGCATGATCATACGATGTATACCAATGGTGACAAATCGAGGCCTGGCACTGCTTGCGGCTCGCGGCTTGCGCGCTCGGCACGATACACATTCTCTACAGCCAGGCTATATGCATCCTGCATAATCTGCCGCGTTCGCATTGCATCGATAATCCGCGCGTTCATCTGTTGAGGCGTGAGTGTTCGTTTTGCGAGCTCTTTGTGTGCCTCGAGTAGGTGCAATTCGTAGCTATTCAACGGCTGTACCTCTTTCTCTACATCGTCTAACTCATTCGGCAGGGCTGTGCAATACCCGCTGCACTCCCCGATAGCGGCCCCGCATACTGTGCAATCTGTGTCGTGCTGTGTGTTGTTCATTGTCTGTGCTGCTTTCTGTGTTGCCTGCCCAGCTCGATACTGGGCAGGCGTTGCGTTATTCAACTATTGCAAGTTTTGATTCTGCCGAGCCCATTGCCAATTTTGGATAATTTCGGTAACTGCCTCGTGATGCTCGGCAATGGTAACGTCATAACCCAAAATTTTTAGCGCTGATCGCAAATCCCAAATCAGGATATTCACATTAGCCGTAACAACGTTGTACAGCCCGCCGTTAATTGAATCGAGAATGATGTTAATCCGCTCTACCGTGTTTAACTGTGCCGTGCTTGCCATGGTTGCGCCTCTTTCGTTTCATATTGCTTGTTGTCATTGCTGACTGACTGCATGATAAACCATGTAATACAATTTGTCAATACGTATTTTAAGAGTATAACAAAACCCGTTTTGTGCCACTTCCCCGCAACACAAAACGAGTTAAGTTGTTTGGGGAGTCCACAGCCCCAAATCAGTATAAAACAAAACCCGCCATTGCTGGCAGGTTTGATTGCTAGTTTTTGATGAGCATAGCTGCATTCGATGAAAAAATTGTACCATAATGCCCTGCTTGTGTGGCAGGGCATTACAGCGTGGCACGTAGTAAGTTTTGGAGTAGCTATTGGATTGCCTGATTATTATAGCACTGGTTTTGTTGGGTATGCAGGCCCTTGCCATGTCTCAACATTTACAGATGCTGGGTAATCCCGCCATGCTTGCCGGTATTCGCGGTATGCCTCTTTTTGCGCTGGTGTTAATGGCGCGTCATCGAGCTGCGTATAGTCTGATTCCAACAGGCGCGCGTTTCGATACTCTCGCAAGAGCTGCATAGCCTCTGCCTGGGTTGGTGCATCTGTTGTTGGTGTACCGCTCGGCACCTCGGCATACAAATTGCCCAAATCATCCCAATATTGAATTTCCAAACCAGGATCTACCATACGGATTTTGAATACTATCATTATTCAACGCTCCCTGTGAGTTGCACAACGTGCAAAAATGGTGATTCGCTCGCGGTGTTTTCAGCATTTACGCTTATTGTTGTATTTAGCGTAGGCAGCAGGTTAATTTCAATACTGTCACCCGTGGTGCAATATCGCGTTATAGTAACTGCCTGCCGTACCGATGACAGCCCATACGATGCCATAAACGCAACGTTTACTGTGTTCACAAATAATCGTGCTTGTACAATATGTGCAACGGTTGAGGTGTACAACATCGTGAAACTATAATACCCGCTGCCAGGTATCGTGATTGAAGTGCCAGACCAGGTAAACCCATAATTACGTTTTTCGGTTTGCCATGTAATCGTAGTGCCTGCTGTGGTTATAGCCAGGGTTCCCGAGCGCGTCAACGTCAAACCCGCGGCTGGGTATTCAACACTTGCAATGTTGTCTATGTCTGTGCGTTGATTGGTAAGTAAATCGTATATGTTAGCTGTTGAGTTTGACACTGATTACCTCATCCCCTGTTGATTTCCACTCGAGGCCTACAGCCGTAACATATTGCGCAATGGTTGTGCCGCCAAAATTGACGCTGATTTTATCCCCAAAAAAATAATCTCTACCATATCGCATTTCGCTTGTCTGCAACACGTCGACAGCGTAAGTAACACGTTTACGCCGCTGTACTGCAAGGGTTTTGGCGCCAAATTGGGATAAAAACCCTGCAGGGCTGTTTTGTTGGTTTTTGGCATCTACAAACGTTTCACGCAAGCTCGTGCCCGTCGGTAATCCAGTGCCAGGGTATGTAATGATTGGTTTTGCCTCTTCGGTACCTGTGCCGCCTACATACACCACATTAAAATCAGTAATCTGATCTTGCGTTTGTGTGATGCGAGCTACCGTACCTGTCGATACCGATAGCGCAATAGTTGCTGTGCGATTGGTACCGATTTGGCCTACATAGGTTGTAAATGTCCAACTGGCAGGCGCGGTATATGACAGAGTAAACGCCATATCGCCGCTGTAGGCTATTTCCTGCATAGTTTTGAGTAATGGCAACATGCTGCATTTTAACGTTAATGCCGTGCCAGCTCCGCCGCTGGCTGCCGTTGTCATGCCAGTAATTCGCCCGTCTGCTATCCTGCCGTTTGCCGTGGTTGCCAGGCTGCCGATGTTGTAATTGAATAGCCGTTTTAAAATCGTTTCAGCAGGTATAGCGGTAAACTTGCTGAGGTTTGTTTGATTTGCCTTGTATGCAATGATGCGATCAGCCAGCAATGACAGCATACCGACGGCCTGCACTGATATCTGTGTAACAAGCTCGCGAATTACAACGCGTTTACGGATTATTCCCGAAAATTCCAGGGTATTGGGTATGCCTAAATCAACATCTTGCCGCCAAACTTGCACAATGGCACCATATACAACATATTGCGCGCTTGGACTGCGATTGCTTAGGCTGAATGCTAGCATATCGATAGCGTTCAGCTGCTTGCTAATAGCCAGGTTGTTAAAATCTGTTACCACAGCTTGCAGCGCTCCCGCGCTATCGTACAGCTGCATTGTGTAGTATGGTGCCATTGGTTACGCTCGCACAACGGTTATAAAACTATCGTTTATCGATCGCCCTGCTGTGCTTGCCCATGCTTGCAAATAGAAACTGCGAGGCGTGCCAGGCGTTACCGCAACAGGTAACGTATAGTCTGCCTGGTATATGCTATCTGAGCCGAGCGGCATAACTGCAGCGCTCATTAGCGAAAATTCAGCACTGAGGTTGCGTATCAGTGCTTTGCGCGTGCCTGTGGTGTTGGTATCAAAATGCAAACGAATCGAGAATGTATACACCCCTGATAGCTGCAGTTTGATTTCTCCTGTTGTTGCATTTGCGGTAATCGTGCCGTCTGTGCTGTTGGTTGGTGCACTGAAATTCAGCAAATCATAATACGTGCTGGCATTGGTTAACGATACCGTGCCGCCTTGCATGTAACAATATTGGGTATTTGGTACCTGTCTACCCGCTGCATAAGGGTATAAGCTGGTAACACTGCTAATGAGGCCTGTAGCGCCTACTTGTACCGTTGCAATACTGATATAGTTTGCAGCTCCGATTGTGGTTAATTGCGCGCCCGTTGCCAGTGCCATACGTACAGTAGATGGTAAAACGGTTGTTGTTGCTGCTGCCGTTTGTGCAACTGTCCAGGTAGTACCAGGCGATCCGGTTGCGTTTGCAATGAGTGCCAGGGTATAGGTACCGTTTAGCGTGCTTGTGCTGATAGTGCTTGCCGTTGTGGATTCGTAAAAATACCCGTTAATCAGTGCCGCCCCGTCTGCAATGGTAAGAGTGCTCGAGGCTCCCGAAATAGCCAAATTTGAGCCCGTAAATAAAATGCCGTTGCCGAGCGTCTTTTGTTCCATGGCAATCATACGCGTGCTGTCGTATGCTACAGCTCCGTCATTGCTTGTGCTTGTATTCCATCCTAACGAGCGCTCATTACTTGCCATGGTTGTACCTCTTCTATATACCGATGTATCGATTGTAATAGCTTAGTGCCACACTGCTTGCCGTGGTTGTACCCGTGCCTGTTACGACCAGGGTATTAATTGCGTCTGGCACGTCAGGTGCTGGGAATATGGCAAATTGTGCCAGCTCGCTACTCGAGTCTACTAACCCGATTTTGTTTGCTCCCGTCTGATCTTGTACGGTTTTAAACCCGTATCGTAGGTCAAAACGTAGCGTACTGCCCGCGGCAATCACGGTACCTGCTACCAGAGTAATATTTTGATTGCTCGAGGTGTTGGTTATCGAAAAATTGGTTACTGGTCCCGTAACCGTGATGATTGGGTAAGAGAGCCAGGTCCCTGTATACGTTAAATCGTACTCCCCTCCAAATGAGCTTGTACCGTACGTGGTTGCATAGATTTTTGGGTATACGGTTGGTGTACCTGAAATAGTCACAATCGGCAGCGTTATTTGATTCGGATCGTACCAGGTAGGATCACTGCAACGCATGCGTACAACAGCGCGAATGCTATGCCCTGCTGACGTTTCCATATTGAAATCAAGGCCGCCGAGAATACGCGTGGTAATGTACCGCTGCCTGCCGTCTGGGTATGTCACAATCAGCGTACCATCTTGGTTTGATGGTTTAAACATCTGCAGCAGGTAATTTCGCTGGTCGTATTGTTCCTGCAATGTTTCGCACTCTACCAGCAACGGTATTTGTATGATTCGCGGATCGAGGCGAAAATCTAGCGTAGTATCACCGTGTTGTACTGGCGATCGGCTCGTAATCATATGCAATGGCGCCATACCAAAATTTTCATCACCGAGGTAATGAACCGGAAATGCTGGGCTCTGGTTGCTAATGTTGTACGTGTTGCCGCCTGAGGCGTACTGTATTTGAAATGCCATTTACACCGCTCCCGACAGTAATTGCATAGCTCGCATATCCTGCATAATGCTGCCTTCGCTCTGTACTGTAGCATACGAGGCATTGAGGTTGTAATTATACGTAGTAACGCTAGCCGCGTTGCCTACTGCCATGCTCGAGGCGTCTGCTACCAGGCCGCTGCTGTTTACAATACCTTGCGCCATGCCCTGGCTAATAGGCGCGCCTACCATTTCGGCAAACTTGCGTGATGGTGACGAAATCAAACCCCATTCGCGAGCCTTTTGCAATGCATCACCTAACACGCGCTCAATTGCATCTTTCACAAACGATACGCCCAAATCGATACCGCTTGCAATGCCCTTAACCAAATCTGTGCCGAGGTTTTTTGCCTCTTCAATTTTAGTTTTAATAGCCGTTACGATGTAATCAACGCCGCCCTGTACTGCCAGTTTTATATTTGTCCAAACCGTGGCAAACGTTTCGCCGAGCTTATTAATAGCGCCTGTGGTATCACCATTAATGTATAAAATGACGCTCTCTAAAATGCCTTTAATGACAGGGAATACAGCATTTATGACAGTAGCGAGCCCGTTTATAACTGTTGTTGCAATCGGTAGCAAATGCGTTTTAAATGCATCTACCAGCAACATAATACGGTTATACACAACAGTAATGATGATTTCACCCAACAGCCCAAATATTTGTACTACTGCATCGATGGCAGACAGTACCGCTGGGCTGGCTAGCGTGCTCATGATTTGTTCTGCAATTGGTGCTAATGCCTGCATAAGCATGCCGATTTTTTCACCAATCAACGCAATCAGCGGCCCGATTGCCCCGCCGACAGAATACAACACGCTGCCGACAATGGTACCAAAATTGGTAAATATGCTCATTAATGATGGCAGAATTGTTTGGAATGATGCATACAGCGAGCCCAAACCCGCCATTAATCCAGCAAATGCCGCTTGCAAACCTAACAGGGTATCGCTATCTTGGAATGCCTCCCAAAATGCAGCCAGGTTGTTTTTTACGGTATCAAAATTACTCACTACCAGCTGTAATGCCGTCTGCAACTGTGTAACCCATACGCCTACCTGATCTGTTTCAAAACCTGCAATCAAATCAGCCAGGGCAGTTGATCCCATTTCGATATACGGCATAAACTTCGTAGCAAATAAATCCATCAATTTGCCGAGCACAGGCAATAACGCGTCACCAACTTTCTGTTTTACGTCGTCGAATTGCGCTGCTAATCGTGCCTGCCTGCCTGCAAACGTATCGGCAGCCGCTGCAGCCGAGCCGCCAAATTCTTTGTTTAACTCAGCAATAATTACTTGTTGCGCGCCTGCAACGTCGCCCGTTTCTACTAGGCTTTTAATCATTGCTTTTTGGTCTTCGCTGAATGTTACGCCTACTCGAGACAATGCACCAATACCCGCTACAGGATCATTTAGCGCTTTACCTACCTGTATCGATGTTGATTGCAAATCTTGCCCGAGTGCCTGGCTAACGTCAAGAATTGCGCTGGTTGCATCCCCAAAATTAGTACCCTTAATTTGGGTAAATGTCGCAAGCACGTTTTGTGCACCCAAAATGGCATCATCACTGAAAATGCTGTTACCGCTGGCTGCGCTCATTGCGCTTGCCATTTCTCCCATTTGGGCAGCCGTCAGCCCTGCCGCGCCGCCTGTTGATTTTACGACGGCCTCGGTTTGTGCCAGCGCGCTTGCCCAGCTTGAGGATTCTTCAATAGCACCCGTGAAAAAACTGCCGAGCTGGGATAACCCAGCCCCTGCAAGATTAGTAAGAGCGCCTCCAATGGCTTGGAATGCACCCATTGCAATGCCATTAAATGCGCTCATTTTGGTACTAACAGCATCTGCCTGATTGCCGAGCGCACCCATATTTTTATCGATTGTTTGAGTGACGTTACTAACGTCATCCTCTCCAACAAACCGAATTACGACGTTTTCAGCCGTCATAGTTGCGCCTTTCTGCCGAGCCTACGCTCTATGCTAATCATAAACAGATGTTGTTGTATCGTCTCGTAATCAGGCAGCTGATCAGGCGTACAGTGATACAAATCACGGCATGCAAGTAGCTCAAGGTACTCTACAGGCATTGCCGCGCTTGTCCACAGATGCGCAATCAGCTGCCGCTCGAGTTTGGGTTTTGATAACTCAGCCGCTGCAGTATCTTTTCGATAATCTGATTGAAATGCTCAAACGGTAGCTCGCTGGCTGGGCTGCCGTCTTCTGTGGTAACGCATTTCTCGATCAGTGGCAATAGCGTCGTAATATCGTTTGTTTTGGCTGCATTCTGCAGCGCTGCAACGTCGCGTATAGATAACTTGCGCTGATTAATAACGTACATCGTATAACCTCTGTGCTAGTTGGTAGCGCTGTGCTCGCTACCAGGTGATTACGTTGTGATTGTTACGCTGGTGCATTTCAGGGTAAACGAGCAAACAATTACATCTGAATTGCTGGCATCACCATTTGGCAGCTGCATTTTGTAGATTTGTGCCGCGTTGGTTGCATACGCGTCATTTCCTGCAGTGCTGCCCGCTGGCTGCCATTTAATGCTAACCAAACTTTTATTTCGGTATGCATCTTCGAGCAAATGCCATGCCTCGCTAGTTTGTTCGGTATAGATAACGTTTACTGTCAAATCAAACGGCTTTTGCTTGCCGAATACAACAATACCCGTATCACTATCAGGCGTGTATGCCTCTCCCGTGAAACGCTCAAGCTCTGGCATTTCGATAGCCTGCGAGCTGCCCGAAATATCGGTATACGCTCCCGTGCCGCCCGTCTGCATTGCAATATAAAATGCACTGCCGTTCATTGCGTGTGTAGTTTGTGCCATGGTATTACCTTTCTATTGCACAATATCCGTGAATGTGCAGATACTAATAACCGCGTGGTATGTGCGTTCACTCGAGGCAGGGTATTGCACTACCTGTGTACGCTGTTGCAGCAAATCGATGCTATATACCGAATTGCCCAGCTGTCGCGAGCATTCAATATAGCTATTCATGTATTCAACATACACGGTAGCAATATCAGCCAGCCCCAAACCATCCCCGACAAATCGCAAGTAACAAATATCTTCTATCGTCCATTCGGTCTGCATTACTCTGCCCGCACCTGGTGTAACCCGCTTGGTACGCTGGCTAGTTGTGTTTAATGGTGAAATGATACGGCAGGGCACATCGGCTGCCTCAAGTGTGTTATGCAGCCCCGTGCCTGATCGTACCGTTACCGTTGCACCAAATGCCTGTACAGGCATTGCAGCCAGTGCCGAAATAATAGTGTTGATATGTGTTGCCATTATGATTGCCGCCTGTATGGCTCGAGCATCCGCGTTACGTCGGTAGGTATTGCAGGTGCTGCGATGCTGATACCGTCTGCACTCATGATGCTGCGATCCGTCTCAGCTGTGTTGTCTTTCGCTCGATACATGTAACCAGCCAGCCGCCGCGTTGCCGCTCGTATTGGTGTTGGGCAGGTAATGCTATATGCAAATCTGCCTGTTACCGATATAGCTGTATCAGGCGTGCCGATGTATGTCCATACATACGCGGTATTCATCTTGATTTTGATAGCGTAGCTCGGCACGAAATTGGTAGGCAGCAATACCAATGCCTCGGCTGGTATCGTTTGCCCATTGCCATTTACTACCGTTGTCAGCTGGCACATATCAAAATCGAGTAATAGCGTATTCTGAAATGCATCAACGCGGCCGCCGTATCGAATGTCGAGCGCGTTATAGTACCGCGTTGTATCTGCCGCTGCCTCAAATGTACGGTTGCAATAATCGTCTACTGCCTGTTGCGCCTCGGCAACAATGTCTGTTAAGAGGCTATCATCAGTACTCGATTGAATGCCCAGGTACGATTTGAGAGCTGATACCGTAAGGTATGCCATTGCCTACCCTTTCGGTTTACGGCCTTTAGCCACTGCTGCAGCCTGTGGTTTGGTTTCGCCTTGTGCATTTGCCACAGACTCAACAGCAATTGCCCTGCCAGTGTTGATCAGGTGCATTGCCTCATTTGAGGGCAGGTCAACAATTGCCCCGCCCTCAAATGCCCGCGTTGAGCCGTTGACAATGCAGGCTAATGCATTTTTTAGCTTAATCTGCATTGTCTAGCCTCTTACGGATTCACGCCATAAACAAACGCCTCGGCCTGCGTAACGTCGCCGCCCCAACGTGCCGTTACGAAAATGGCAGTTTGGTAATTTGGCTGGTATACGTATGGATTGCGCGAAATCTCGAGCCCGAGGTTTTCGACAAATGCATAGTATCCCCAATTGCCGAAAATGATAGGCTTGTTGCCCGTGCCCAGTACTGCAATCTTGTCAGTGATAGCAATCGGCTTGCCGTACAAGCTGTCCATGGTGCCCTGTGGTGTTGGTTGGAAGCTGAAGAAATTGCCCTGCAACGCGCGAATAGCACCGAGCGTGCTGTTTTGCATTACCCAGCCCGTCGAGGCGCCATCATCAGCGTACCAGCTCGGCAGCTTGTGTACGATGTTGATAATGTCTGCCTGGTCAACGCCTGAAACGCTCGCAAGAGTTTCAGATACGGTTGCACGAGTAAGAACACCGTATGGCTGGCTCGAGCCCGTGCCGTTAATCATGTAATCATTAAGGTGCCGAGCATACGCGCGCCCGATTTCGCGAGTAAGAAACCCTTCCAGATCCATTGCGTTGTCACGCAACAGCTGATTAGAAACCTTCATAGCGAGCGAGGCAGTGTACACCGTAACTGCAGACTGTGAGAATGTTGGTTCGTCGAAATTTGCCGCGCCTGATTCAGCAACAAACGCGAAATTGGATTTACCATTCTGATCTGCAATGTCAAAAATCTGGCGATCCGTGGTATACCGCTGAATGCCCAGTTTTGCACCAATCCAGGATTGATCGCGCTTGTCAATAATTTGGGTATAGAAATCGCGAGGTACGGTATAGCCACCGTTTGCGCCCGTGCCTTCTACCAAAGTTGCTTTTGCTGCAATGTCATCACCGGTTTTAATGTAGTGAACAATTGCCTCATTGCCTTCGTTGCTAAAACCCAGGCTCGTAAGCTTCTTGGTAGCTGGTGCCTTGGTTGCCACAACGCCGCCGCCTGCAACTGGCGTGCCTACAGATTCCTCGAGGATTTCCAACATAGCGCCCTTCAATTCTTCCTTGTTCATACCTGATACCTCTTTTGGTAACTCAATACTATATGCAAGCGCGTACGCTCGAGCACCGCTATTCGCCTGTGGTGCCCGCTTAGCTTCGCTGTATGCCGTTGTCCGTGGCTCGGCTGGTGTTGGTGTTAGGCTGATTTCGCCTACTACCCATCGTTTCAGCTCGCCATTTTCTCGCACGACCAAATGAGGCAGGCTGCCCGTTGATAACCCGAGCGCTCCCCGCTTTACCAGTTGCATCACTTGTGCTGCATACTTGTCGCGTCGATCTAACTCTATTTCAACGTCAATACCATCATCATCAGGCTGCCAGGCCTTGACGGTACCAATCTGCCGCCGCAAATCGCCTAGGCTGTGATCGTAGTACACAGGCATACCGACAAACGAGCGCGTTTCGCCCAGGTCTGTATTTTTGGTAAATGTATCGCCTTGCAAATCTTTGCCGCCGAATACAATGCCCTTGCCTTTTAGCGTAAAATCCCCGATTGCCTTTACTGCCATTTACTTACCTCGCAATACATACAGCAAATCAGCTGCCAGGTTGCGTGCTGATTTCGATACCTCGAGCGGCATTGATTCAGCCATTACCTCGGTGCCTTCCATCGGTTCAGCCTCGGCAATCATTTCGCCTGGCTCTTCGATTTCTGGCATTTCTGGTGTAGGTGTTTGGATTGCTCGCAACATCCAACGTAGCTTTTGATGATAGCCCAGGCGATCTTGTAAGAAATTCTGTACTGCATACTCACCTGCAATGCCTGCAAAATAAATGCCGCCTTGCAGCAGGTCAATCATTCGCATATTGTCGAGCGTGATGCTCGCAAGCATTACCGGTAATGGTGATTCATCGGTAAGGGTATCAGCCAGCTGGTATGCCGTTGCCTGTGCAATGGTTGCAGGCGTTTTGAATCCGAGCGCGCGAATGTATTCGGCAGTTGGATCAATGCCCGCCTCGAGTGTCTCGTACATTTCGCCAAAAAATGCGTGATACTGTGGAAAATCATCGCCTTCTAAATTCCAATGCGCTGCAGATGCCTTGTACCATAAGCAAATCGTTTCGCCTAGGATTTCGCGCAATTGCCCTGGCAGGTCTACCGCTTTTACGCTCTTTTCAGCGCGTACCGCGTCGGTTTCGGTACCCGTGCTGTTTACCATTGCGTCATCGTCGCTCAGGTCATCGCCCAAATCTGCAAACATGGTTTTCATTGCCTCGGCATGTTGTGCCGTTGCTGTTGCATGATCCATTACAGCCTTCCGAGCTGCCTTGATTAGTTGTACATCGCTTGCACTGTGTCTGCTGCCTGCCATAGTGTTACCTCTTCATTACCTATTAGTCAGATAATAGCAAACGCGTTGAAAATGCTTTATTTCAACGCGCCTGCTATTGCATCCTGTATGATTTTGCTGATAACACCCGAATCTAACAATTCCTGTGCTACCTCGCTACCCTTTTTCCATCTGCCTCTGTGTATCTGGCTTTGTTCCTCTCCGACAACGTACCGCGCGTACGCTGCAGTACTGATAATTGATACCTCCCCAATTTGCTCTTTCATAATCACGTATGAATTATTGAGTGCTTTGCTGGGCTGCCAGGGCAAACCGTTGCCGCGGCCGCGTACGTACTTTTTCATTTTGCCCATAGCAAACATGCGTTTAACAAAACGCTCTTGTTTGTCGCTTACCCATTTCATGCTGCCTGGCTCTGGCTCGGGAGGCTTTTCCTTATTGAGTCGCGTTTTGGCTATGTCTGCAATGGTTGCCATTGCTGTTTGCTGTGCTGCCCGCATCTTTTCGGTTAAATGCAGGGCAGCGTTTTCGATAATAATTTTTGTCATACGTCTAACGTACCTTCTGGGTACTCGTCTGGCTTGTATTCGGTAATAGTCAAATGAAAACCTTCTGTTTGAGTCAATAAACGTTCAAATGGATTGTTTCCAACATCACCAAAAACAGATATATACAAGTTTAGGAATTCTGTTAATTGTTCGTCCCCAATAAATAACCCAGTTGCCTCGTTATAGGTAGATTGTTCATCACTTCGAGTAATGCGCATTTTCATTTGCCGCCATCCTTTACTATTTGGGCAAACAGCTCTAATAGCTCTTTGTCTTTTGCTGCAGGCTTATTTGAAATGTGATCAAATGCCGTTGTTAGCACTTCAGGAAATTTTGCATAGTCAGCAGGTCTATTTTTATAAATGCGGAATGTATAACCAGAATCAGTGTTGTCTACATATGTATTACCACCGTTGCTGAATCCAGTAGAAGACAACTTTACCGGTTTTTCTCCAGCCGTACGAATTGCTGCAAATGCATCTGTTGCAGCGTTGCCGTATTGCTGATGTTGTTGCAGTCCGTGCAATGATTCGTGTACTATTGTTGATGCAGTTGCTTCCCTGTTTATTGTCATTACGCCGCCGCCCATGCTCCCGCCTATAGATGATGTTGCCCTTACTGTAATTGCAATTGGTGTACCGTTATCAGGCGCAATGCCTACGGTCGCCTGTACTAATTCGGTAATTCTTGCGCGTTGCGCTGCAGTTGTTTTACCTGTGAATGTTAATACCGCTGTTGCTGGTGTAGGATGTCGCAAATCCTGCAACAATGTTTTATATACGCGTTCTTCTTTTAGAGCTATCGTATTTTGTAATCCATAAATACGTTTACCTTCAGCTAAGTATTTTGCAAATGCTGCATCATATTCTGGTGTTCCAAATGCATGTTGCATTACCTGATCATACAATTGAGTAGAGCCGCCTTGTCCCCAGGCTTTGATTTCTGCAACATCTTGCAGCAAATCAGCAGGCACCGCGTCTCTAATATGCTGTGCAATTTCGGCAGCATCACGCTGCAGCAATGGCACCTGTGTTGGTGTTGGAATTGGTGCAGTTGCTTCGTCTACCGTCAACACCTCGGCAGGCGTTTCGGCTGGCTGTGTTACCTCTGCAACGTAATCAATACCCGTATCACAACGGCAATTTACATGCGCTGGTGCACCCTGCATGATGTCCTGATCGCCTTTGTACACGCTCTGCCATTGGTCATCGGTTAAGCCGTCCAGCTCTTGGCACATCTGGCATACTTTTCTATCTTTCTCGGTATTCCAAATGCGTACAACGTTGATACCTGCCGCGCGCGCGTTATTGAATATCTGCAACGTCTGCTGTGATGCCGCGCGCGTTGGCTCCGTGAATGCAATACGGCTGGCACGTAGCTGCCCAAACATTGACAGCTGCTGCATTACATCGGTTTGCCCATTGCCAGGCGTTACCATGTAATCTGCTATTACTTTGTCAATGTAGCTCTTTTCGGTAGCGCTTAAATCCTGTAAAAACGGATTCCAGTACTGATCAAGGTACGTTTTCCCGTGCTGCTTAATGCCTTGCTCAATAAGTGCCGCTGATTGTTCATCAGCCATGCCGCGTATTGGTGTTACGCGCTCGGCACCTGCTGCTAAAACGGTATCAGCTACGAATTTGTCAAGTATGCCCCGTAAATCCGTATCGATACCGCTATAGTCACCCGCTACAATCTTTTGGCTAATATCCTCGTTGCGTTTCTCGAGCTTCTTGACGATTGCCTTGTATACTTTTTGCTCCCCTGGCGTCATATCGGCATAACCCAATTTGACGGAAGCAAACACCGCTATGATTTCAGATTTTTTTTTTACGCTCTCTAATTCGCTATCGATGTAATCCAGCAGATACCCTGGCAGTACGTCGCTGGTAAATTTCACGGCAGCGCTCTTGCCTGGCTTAAACCGTGCCAGTGCTTTTGCCTCGTATTTCTCGAGCTCTGCAACGCGCTTGCCTGCCGCGTTATCGATTGCAACAACCTCATCAGGTGCCGCGTTCTGTTGCGAGTTTACAGGCGTATTTGTATCAACGTTAACCCCGCCGTCATTGTCAATTATTTGAGGCAATGGCAACCCTAATGCCTCTTCGATGTTTTCATAGCCTAGCTGTTTCATTGCTGCAGCCAATGGCAAGCCTGCTTGCACCAATAGCACAAGCGAATTCGCGCGCGCTGCTTCATCTACCTGAAACACGTCGAGTTTTTCAGGTAAAAACTGAAACTGATATTTTAATGGCTTAAATAGTTGCTCATTCAATACCCGTTCATAGAATGCCAGGCGTGGCACAATCGTTTCACGCCAAAATGATTGCCGGTCACTGTCTGCTGTTGCATAGTTGGCAGCGCTTGCCTCGATCATCGTACGTGGTACGCCAAATGTCGAAACAATGTTCATTACCGCGCGCTCTTGAATTGGTACCATATCCATCTGGTCTAATGGAAATGTCACAATTTGTGCTTTTACATCGCCGCGAAAAAAGAACGTTTTAAACGCGTTGGATACGTTTTCTACGTATCGCGTCCAATGGCTTTTCATTCGCTCGAGCTCGGGAGGCGTAATAGATTTATCTAGGCTCAACACCAATGCAGGCTGTGCACCGTGTTCAAAAAATGCCGAGGCAAACCGCTCGAGGTAATACGCAAGTTGGGCAGATTGTAGTGCTACTTTTGCTGGTGATACTTCTTCGTTAATATCGGTTTTAATGCTCGGCTCGTGAAAATATACAACGTCTGCAATAGTCCAAACGGCATGTACCTGCCCGTCGATTTTTTGGGTAAACGTTAGGCCCGTCATGTAATCAGCACCCTGCTGCTTTTCAGGATGATAAGTTACCTCAATAGATCGCGGATTTAGGAATTGAAAACCGTACAGTACACGACCTCGATACAAGCGCAGCCAGAATGCCCGCCCTGTCAACATGAGCGCGCGTTCTGTCTGCTGTATGAGGTTTTCTAATGGGGTAGTAAATGGATAATCAACAGCGTTGCCAGCTCGCGTCAATTCATACGGTACGGTACCTAATGCATCTGCTCGCAAGTTGATAGCACGATAGTACATTGGTACTTTTTCGTATGCATCCAATGTGCCGTATAGCTCGCCTGCCTTTTTGGCAATGCTATACCAGCCTGGTATTGCCTCGATTGCTTTAAATTCCATTACCGTACCTCATATACCTGCTAGATGAAATCGTACAACACTTGCCCTGTAGCGAGCATTTCGACAGCACCCGAAACCGCGTCTACCATGTCATCATGCTGCCCGTTTGGAAATGACAAACACTCATCAATAAACTGGCTAACCCAATCGCCTGCCACTACTCGTATTAAACCCTGCTCGGCTCGCACTGCCCAGGGCATTGCCCGTTGCATTTTGTCGCGAGTTACTACATACCCTTGCAGGCTGATGTTTGCAAGCTCTGGCATTCGTCGAATATCCTGCAAGGCGCCTAACCCTGCCTGTGCTTGCTCGATCCCTTGCATAGTATCGTATTGTTCTAATTTCATGGTATCTACCATGATTTTTCTCACGTCAGGAAATTCAGCTTTAATGCGTATGCCGTCTGCAATGTACATGACTCCCGTATCATCAAATGCAACGCGTACGCTGGCTGTATAGTCTGCTGTCTGTCGAACACTCGTGGCAGTATCCCAATACCGAAACCATGCAAGCCCATCAGGTGCTCTATTGACAATTTGAAACCATTGCCGTTTAAATAGCGCGCCTGCCATGTCGACAAATTCGCCTTCTACCTCTTGCCTAAATTGCTCGCTGGTATAGGATTTTTTCAGCGTGTTGAGAAATGAATCAGGCAAAAATACATTATCAGCGGTTTTGCTGTGTATGATTTCGTAATCCGGATCGCCTGACGTCCACAGCTCGTAAATCCAATCGCGGCCGCGTGGTGTTGTTGTCACCCAGGCGCGTGCTGGCTCTTCTCGCAACGTTGCAATAGCAATTGTCCAGGTAGCTATAGGCACTAATGCTGCCTCGTCTACCCATAGCCAGCCGAGGTTAGCACCGCGTAACCGCTCGGGATTTTCTGCCGAGCGTAGCAAAATAATACGATTGCCATGCAGCCTGATTGTGCCAGTGCTGATGTTTTCCTGTACCAGTATTTTTGCCTTGCGTGCAATGTCTAGCAACATTTTGCGCGCGCCATCGCGTAGCATGGCATTGGTAGGCGCAATGATCATGCCTGTGCTGTTTGCTGGCTGCCGCAACACCTCAACAACGCCTGCCCTGGTTTTGCCGCTGCCGCGTCCACCGATAAACGCGCGAAATCTGGCATTACTCCGGAAGAATGCGAGTTGTGGCGCTGTCGATTCGGTCTGTTTCAACAAACGTACTGGGTTGGAATTCTGCAAGTTGTCTAACAGGTTCGTTACCTATTTCTACGATAAAATCATTAGCTACCTGGCTAGCAGGCGCCTCGTATTTCTCTCGATACTTTTCAGGCTTTAACCCCTTGAGTAAGAACATAGCCAGCAAATCGGATTTACGCGCGCGCTCTGATACGTCCATTTCGAGGCGCTCGGCAGCCTCTTCTATTGCGTCGTGCCATTGCTCGCGTACATCAGGCCGCTCGTTATACGCCTTGCGTGCCGTTTTACGGCTGATACCCACATACTCGGCAGCGGCTGTTACATTACCCCACAAACTGAGGTGCTTTATAAACACTGGTAACCAGGCATCAACGTCTAAATTTGTTGTACGTGCCTCGCGTCCATCGCTGTATTTGAGAATGATCGTATCAGGCCGTATATACGCGCGTGATGCCTGCTTGTTCTGTGGTTTCATGCTCTCGAGCTTGGGAGGCCTGCCGCGCGGCCTAGGCTGCTTAATTAATAGCTCGGGTTTCTTCCGCGGCCTGCCTGGTTTCTTTTTTGCCCTGCCGATCAACGGCAAAATTTCTTCATCGCTCATACTGTTACTCGATTCTTTCGCTAGTGATAATACGCAAGGCTGCATTAGCGAGCGCGTTGATCATTAACAGCGGCTCGGCATACCGTGCCCAGTATTCATTGCCTGCAAGAATCATGGTCATTGTTGCAATAGCAATGATGATATTCAGCCAGATAGTTTTAGATTTGTACCAGGGTTTTGCTGTCATGGTTGCACCATCCTATTAACGAGCCACATAATAACGCTGATCAGGCTTGCAATTGCTGCAACGCCTCCCCAAATCTTGCTGATTGATTGCTCGAGGCCTGCCAGTTTGGTTGCTAGCTCTTTCACCTCGGCTCGCATTTCGATTTCGTTTGCCTTGATTGCCGTTTCATTTGCTCGGCTTAATCGTAGCAACTGGTCTACTTTTTCCTCAATACGTGCAACTTTTACCTCTATCGTTTCGCTCATTCGTTTACTGCCTTACCCACCAGGCGCCAAAAATCAGCCCATGGAAAATTATACGGATCGTATTTGCCCTTGGTATCTATGCCCGCGTGGCTGGTAATCATCTGAATGCCTGGGTATTTCTTTAGCCAGGTTGCCACAATGCTTGCTACGCTTGCTACTTGCTCAGCTGGGTATAGATCGGGTTTTGTTTTGCTGCCCGTGTTGCTGATTTCAATTCCGAGGCTGGCAGCGTTTGGCGCGCCGAGGCTGCCTACTTTGCTTAAACCTACATGGAATGCAATCACGTCATCAGGCACCATACGCGTACGAGCTCCGTTTTTTGCTACGTGGTAGTGTATCGATACCCCGCGCGGATTCTCTCGCAAATACTCTACCTCGGCAGCCGCGTTGCCGCTCCCTGCCGTATGATGCAATACGATAACGGTAGGCGCGCTGCTACGCTTGCCGCCTGTGCTAGTTGCTGGTACGTTCATTTCTAGCATGATCATGCCAGCCCCTGAAATCGTTCAATTTGCTCGGCAGTAATCGAGCCGTTTTTATTGTTCACGACAAAATACAATTTGCCCTGCAACAGCGTTAAATTACCGTGGCAGCCGTCTTTAAATCGCAACAGCTGCCATGATGCCTGCATGCTCGTACGGTACCAAACATGTATGCCAAATTGCGTACCTACCTGGGCATTACTCATGCTGGTACAAAACCATTGCCCTGCCTTATCGACAATGCTAAACGTAGGCGTTGCCATGTAGGTACCGCCTGGTATTCCGTAATCAAATGCCTTTGGTATTACTGCTGCTGTCATGATTTTGCCTTTCGGTTTGATGCCATGAGTATAGCAAAATCATTGCTCGAGCAATGCCGCAACGCGTTTTAAATCCGTTTGTATATTCCGTATGCGTACCTCGATATTCGCCAGCCAGGTTGCGTTAAATTTGATTTCGGTACCTGGCTCGGCTGCATCGATTTCGGCACGTATCTTGCCTGCTTTTTTGCTCCAAAATTCTAAATCGTGTTGCAGCTTGCCCAGCTCGAGTTTTAGGCTGTCGCGTTTTGGTTTCGGTATCATGGCTGTGCCTCCGTGTTGATTACCGTATAAATCATCATATCGCTGCATTGCTGCTATTGTAATTTCTTTTCATCGCCATACTGCTACCCCTTCGTCATCAATGCGCAGCCACTGACTCCAGCACGCCTTCGATGCCTTCCAATGCTTCCACCCTGCGCCATCGTCCCACAATCGCAGGAACGCTGCGTACTGCGTCGCTGGTGCGTCCGTGTCTGCATGCGTCCGCCCTTCGAGCCACTCGTACGTGGCGTCGTTGAACTGGAACAACCCGCCGTCTCTCGTTACGCTCCGTGCGTGCCTGCTGTACGTTCCGTAGTTGTGACCGTCGCCGCTCTCGCACGCCACGATGGCCGCCGCTTCGCGTGTCACTGCAAATGGCACCACGTTGCAATCTGAGCCGTTGCACAATAGGTAATAAAAGAGAATGATAACGTTCATTCGATACCTTCAATCTTTGCCACGTACTTGATAGCGTTATATTGCGCTTCCTCGGCAGTCAGAAACATATCAATTTCTGATTTGTACAACCTAGTCAATCCGCGTCCCGGTTCGCCACATGCAGCGGTAGGTTTTGTCAAATCAGCGTAGAAACCTTCACCGCGTATTCCTTCACCATATGGACACCGTATTTCCCATCCGCAGAAAACAAATAATTTGCTTGCCCGAGGTAATCCATGGTGCCACGGATTTTTATTATTCATCATCCCATCTACTTCTCATACAATATACAATCCAAGTACCAATCGTTACGCCAATAATATGCCCTAATACAATTGATAAGAACTTCATGACATGAGGCAATTCACAGGCTATGGCTCCCATCGTTTACGCTCCAACACCATGCCGACCGTCATCGTGATGATGGCCACTACGAATGTCCCTGTTCCCGACAATAGTTGAAAAACGCTTCCCAGCTTGGGTATACGCCTTGCAATCCCATTTCATACCGCCATTTACCATCAATACGCAGATACAACGAAGCATCGAACACTAGCACGTTGTTTATTCTTGGCGTATTCAGGTAACTGCGTAACACGACTATTGCATCTTCGCACTGAAGAGCTTTATATTCCGAATATACTGACACGTGCCCTACCTCATCGCCCAGCCATGCCGCGTCCGTTTTTTTCCACGGACTATAGATATCCGGCGTCATCGCCATACTGCTACCCCTTCATCATCAATGCGCATCCACTGCCCCCAACAGCTTTTGCTTGCCTTCCAATGCTTCCAGCCATTGCCCTGATTCCATAGCTGCCGAAATGCTGCATACTGATTGCCTGGTGTGTCGTTCTCGGCATGGTCTCTACCTGTTAACAGCAAATAGGTGCCGTCATTGAATTGAAACAGCCCGCCGTCATTGGTTGCCGAGCGCGCGTATAGCGAGTAGGTTCCATAGTTGTACCCGTCGCCTGATTCACAACTAATAATTGCCAGGGCCTCGCGCGTTACCTCGAGCGGTTCGGGATGGCATACCCCGCCATTACATACTAGGTACCAAAATAAAATTATTGTGTTCATTCGTCGTTTTCCTCATAGTCAGGCACTAGCAAACCCTTTTCCCAGGTTGGTTCGTGATCGCGCAAATAGCGTAGGTTATACAGTAGCTCGCTGTATGGCTGCCGCGTGATACGCGCAAAATCTACACACATTTGTAACCAGGTATCAAACTCGATTGCTTGCCGCTTGCCTTTATACTCGAGCTCGAGTTTTTTGTTTACGTACAGCGAACAAATAAACCGCAATGTATACCGGTTTTGCATGGTACGTTTTGCATACAGAATAACGTGATTGCGCTGGTTAGCCGTCGGTACAATTTCTACCCATTCGGATTGTTTTGCCCAGCGACGCTCTACCAATATGCCCAAATCTGCATACGTATCTGTTTTGTGCCAGCTGCCAGCCATGGTTTACCCCTTTAATTTCTTGCTCTTAAAATACGGCTCCCGTCGTACGTGCTTAATACCTCTGCTTTTCAGGTAGTGCCGTACTTTATCCTGTGAAAATCCCATTACCTCGGCAATCTGTTTTACCGTTTTGTCTGCATACCATTCAGCATCATATGGAAAATACGTATTGTTGATATCTGCCGCGCTAATGGTTTTGTGGCTATACCCGTGCCTGTGCAGATGTTTTGCCATCTGCTGATAGTTGATTCCTAGCGCGTCGGCTGCCTCTTGAATTGTGCGAGCCTGGTACCAGGCTGCATCAGTTGGGTATAACTCTTTATCTATGTGTGCACGTTTTCGCACTAAACGCCCGAGTTTGTTTATTTGTGGTCTAAATGTAAACCCGTGCCGCTTGCAATATGTATATACGTATTCCTGGCTGCATCCCATTTCAGTTGCAATTTCTGGCACTGTGCGTGTTCGATAATATGCAGGATCATCAGACCATACCCGTTTGGTGTAGTACAGATTGTTCACGTATCGATTATCATGCCGCTGCCGAGGTGCCTCAGGTTTTGGTGCCTTCGCTGGTTTCTCTGGCTTTACTGGTTTGATTGGTGTATACGGCAGCGGTTTAAATCGCCTGCGTTCTCGCTCATTCTCGGCAGCGCGCTCGGCAATGATTGCCCTTGAGGCTATGCGTTGATAATTGCGAATATCCTGCAATGTCAACGGCTCGGCACCGTTGCAGCTTGCACCTTCGATTTCGACCATATGGTATTGCACGTCATCATCAGGGATGTTAAGCAATGCCGCCTTTAACCATGGCTCGTATTCGGCACATTGCAGCGTCGCTATTACCTGATCGGTATACCGTAAATCATCGCGGCAAATCAATTGCTCGCGCTTGCTCTCGAGTAGCATTATTGTGCCTCCCGTGGTATTCGCGGCCTATTGTTTACGTATTGTTCTGCAAGCGCTATAGCACCTTCGATGCTCGAGGCCAGCATAGAGCTGCTACGTTTGGTTTCTTTGCAGAATGCGTTGCACTCCCATTGCCCAGACAGCTTGCCGCTTATTGTCAGTACCCAGGTACGGTTATACGTTTGGTGTATTGCTTGCAATGCCATGCCGTGCCGCTCCCATTTCATACCGTGCCAGCCTCTCTACTGTCGCAATACTCTACCGCTGCTGCCAACGCCTGGGCTGCCGTGGTTTGCTCTCCAATGTGTGCTTTACTGTTGCGTGCTGTTACCTCGATACGCCAAAACGAAATATGTTTGTATAGGCAGATTTCGTACGTGCCGTATGTGTAGTATTGCGTGCTGCTTGTAATCAGCTTGCGTACTGGCTTGCGTTTCATTCGTCTTGCCCTTGTGCCTTCAACGCTGCAGCCAGGTGCCGTGCCATGGTATTGCGATCTTCTTCAATAATCCGCGAATGCTCGCGCGCTGCCTCGAGTGCACCCATTTTGAGCTCGAGGTTTACCCGCAATCGCTCTATGATTTCCTGTGCTGTGTTTGCATCTGCTTGCGCCTGCATATGCTCGGCGTGCAATCGCTCGTATGCCTGCTGTAGCTTGTCGTGATCAGCCTGCAAGCGCTCAAATTTTAGCAATACCGAATCATGCATTACGCACATATCAGATAACTGGTTACCGATTGCCTCCCGTATCTTTTCGTTTTGCTCGAGTTGCGTTTTGATGTCTGCTGCATACCGTTCTGCAAATCGTTTCCTATCATTTGGGTATGTCAATGCCATATCTGAATACAATTTCAGTTGTCGTTTTAATTCTTGTTTCTTCATTGCCCTGCCTCATACTCTTTCATGAAACTATTAGCCTGCTTGGTGTATGCACTCTGCAGCTGTGTCATCTGGGTAAGTGCCTCGCGCGCAAATCTGTTGATTGTTGGACGCATGATAAATTCCATGTGTGCCCAAGCGCGCGTAATTGGATGCAATTTCTGTATTGCTTGTGCCAGGCGTTTTGCCTTGCGTCGTTTGTCACTCATTGCCCTGCCTCGCTGTTCTGTCGAACGTTGCCCAGCTGTGTTGCCAGGTATACCAGCCGATCCACCTGCGTATGTAGCGTGCCTATGTCTTGCTGCAGCATATAGCGCCTGTCGGATTGTTCATTTTCTAGCTGCTGCCGTGCCTGGTGTTCGATGCTCTCCAAAAACATCCCCAACCCTGCCAAAAT